ACGGCAAACTTCGGGCGGGACTGAATGATACGACCATCAAATACTGCTTCCTTGACGATATCAGAGGACATTGTTATATACTGATAGGAGATATTTTTTATGGGATTTAGCAAATCCGCTAAAAAATAGTTATTTTGGTTCTTACGCCACTGAGGTTAGTAAATCCGCCGGACGCTTACGGAAGAGTATCTTAATAGAAACGCTTGATAGGTTAAACATTTGGACGGGATAGAGTTGGTTATCCAAACGGTTCTTCCACCATACTTGGATATCAATCTGGCGGATTTCTTGGCGTGATTTCTCAAACGAAGCCATACGATACTCGGCAGTAGGAACATAGTAGATGAACTGACGATATCCCTCAGCCCCATCAGCACTTAGGTCAATACCGATATCCGTAATGATAGGCTGGAAAGCACTCTGGGTTGTGGCGGAGTTAGCCCCTAAGTTGCTTGTTCCAAATCTAATAGGCTCACCAGTGCTTTCGGTCTTGATTGGTAGGAGGGTGCTGGTGAAAACAAGAGATGCTATCGGAGACCATAACTGAGATGTTGATACATAGTCTTGCTCCGCTACCCAATAGACTTGCTTATTCCACGCCGGGACTGTTAGGGGTGTTAGGGCAGTAGCATTATCTATCACATTCTGGTAGTTCTTATTGGGGAACTGAACCTCAGCGTAGTAGCCGTCCAGCACACGGGCTTGGAGACCAAAGTTATATAATATATATGAGAAACTGCTAAACATACCGTAGAGGTTAGCATTGAAGTATAGATATCCCTCTGGCTGACCCGTCTGTGCTGGTTGCGTGATAGGGAGGACAACCGGGGGGACGGGGGGGTCTGGTATCCTCTCACCGAAGGCACGAACATCTCCAACTATGCTAAACTTCTTAGTATCTGCGTCAAAGTTAAGACGGGGGTATGTGAAAACCGCAGTCATAAAGGCATTGACATCTGGGACACCACCAGTTAGGAATGGGAATGTATCAGTGGTGTGGAGAAGCCACTGCGTGTAGAAATCATTAACAAGTTTTCCCATAGCGTGAGCCGTGCTATTAGGATTAGCGGGGTCATAGATTGTTTTATTAACTAAATCAACCCACCACTGATATGTATAAATCCAATAGTATCTTGTTGATAAATCTTGAACTCCAACTACTGGCGATGATGGAACTGGTGCTAATAGTGTGCTAACAGTCTCTGGACTAAAGATAACCGTGCTTTCAGATGGTTGGATATCAAACTGATATGTAGTTCCGTTAGTAAAAGTCCAAGTCTGAATATATTGTATCGCTAAATCATATTCGGTAGCATTAACATTAGGCTGATTGAGTTTTATTGATGGGATAAATAGAGGTAAGTCAAGTCCAGCACCATTCATCTGAAAACGAACTATGCTAAACTCATAATGTGATGCGTCTTTGATAATAGATGTATCACGGGTCTCACTGAACCTAATCTGAGGGTCATTACCGGGAGGGTATCCATTGGCGAAATCATTGGTGTTGTTATTAATGATATCAGCGTTGTAATACACAAGGTCGGCTTCGTCGGCACTTCCACCTACTCTTTCAACGCTACTGAAGAAGGGCATTCTATATCAAGAAGACATATTTTTTATTTACCTATTTTATCGTATGTGATACCAAGCACGAAGTCGTCTGGTGCTAATCCGCTCTTGTCTAATATAGCCTTATATTGGTCTAATGACTTTGGTGCGTATAAACATCTGACTACACTATGCCTACCACAAGTGCTTACATCGCTACGGTCTTTTTGAAATGGATATGTGTTATAATACACGGGCTTACCGCTCTGCTTTAGCAAGGGTAATAAAAGGTGGCGGGTGATACCAGCCTCATCTGCTACCTCCGGGTCTGTATATTCTTCTATATCATCTGGCTTTTTGCCGTAGGGGTCAAAGAACTCTATACTGTCCGGCTTATTCAGCATACACACCCAATGACCGTTGGTGAGACCGGTTGTTAGGTAGAGTAATATACAACGACCTTTAGCATCAAACATTTTACGCCAGTCTCTGACCCCCTTTAGTTGGTCGTAAGTCATTATTTTGATGTCTTTTCCTAATAGTTGTCTGATATCATCATCACCAAGTGGATAACCTCTTGCTTCCTTTGCCGACCCTCGGAACATCTGAAGAAGGTGGAGATTTTGTATATTAGGCTTGTTTATCATTCGTGGGGTTGAGGGGGTGCGTTTTTCTATCACTATTTTTTTGACCTAATGGTTGGTCTAAGATTTTTCCCGGTTTCCGGCACTTTTTTCCCCGTGATAAGTAGATGTCAAGAAAGTTCTTAGTTTCAGAGCGTTGGCTTAGAACCATATTACACGCAATATGGTCTCTTCAAGTGAATAACCTTTATCTATCAGACGGTCAAGAGATGGATTTACACAACATAATGAATGGTATCAAGTATGTGCTGGATAACCCCGCTAAATACGAGTTGTTCCATATATTAGATGATGTTAAGAGACATCTGAACCAGAACAATACGGGTAATGAGGGCTAACCGCTAAGTCCCGTGCGATGGAGATTTTCACTTAGGAGACTTAGCGGATAACCCTCATTGCCCTCATTGTATTAGAAAATCTATTAGGACTATAGAAATGGACGAAGAGATTAGCAGTCTGCTAAAATGTAAGGTAGAACCAAGGGGCTGGGGCGGATACCTATTAGATATCATATCAATGGGAGGCAATACGGCATATAGAACTTTTGAATATACAAAATGTATTCAAAAAGACCATAGAAATAAGGTGGAGGCTATTAGGAGACTTACTTCTTCTCCTTCTTCTCCTTCTTCGCAAGATGGGGTATCTCAACGAACTTCAAACGCTTGGCGACGCTGATAGTCTTCATATTAGACTTCTGGCGACACATAGGACAGTTGAATACATCACCATCGTCCGAGCGGTTCTTCAACTTCCTAATACAATGGCTACACAAATCGTGTCCGCAAGGCAGTAGTTCCTTACAGTTATCATCTTCAAAGCATACGCAACACGATGCCTTAGGTGTTGTTAATACCATCGGCACACGCTTACCATCTCTGATATCATCTTCATTGATAGGCTCATCTTTCTTAAATGTCATTAACCAAGTTCTGGTAGTTCTCTTAGTCTTCCAGCCATAGGTTGTGTATTTGGCGATGGTATCTAAGTTAGTTTCACGCACCAATAGACCGTCATTCTCCTTGATATAGGCGTATAACAGTTTTCTATTATCGCAGTATGCCCTTTCGGTCTGGTCTTTCTTAACACGCCACTCATCGTTCTTGGCTCTCCATTCGTCCTCACGCTTCTGTTTTGTAATACCATCAACATACTTCGCCATCTCCGCCGTCTTCCATTCACAGTAGGTAGGCAAACTGGCTTGGAACTTCTCAGTAGTAAGAGAGAACTCAAAATCACGCATCGCTTGGTAGTCAGTCAAGGAGAAGTCGGTCTGAGACATCGTGGGTTATACCGTAGGATTTGAAATAAAATCGGCAGACCCCCCTCTACAGCGTGTGCTGTTAGTAGTAGATATAAAAAAAATCGGCAGTGATTTTCATCACCACCTATCTATTACCACCAGTTTCCTAATATACTTAGATATGTATCATTGTTTCTCCGCTCCATCATTGGTAGGTATTTTTCGTGGGATATCATCTCATTATACTTCTCAGTATCGTTTTGATGTTGTCCGCACTGGTAATGATATCGCATCATATACTTATCACCAGTCTTTAACTTGCGATGTCTTGTTCTCTTAATACTAAGATACTCAAGACCCCAGTATCTTTCGCCATTACCCCAGTATCGCTCCCTCATACTTAGTATCACGGTGTAGTTCTCACAGTGTAATACCCCATCAACAAAGCCCCAGCCCATTTCTACCCTATAACTACGAGGGGTAGGGTCTATTACCCATCTATCACCGCATACTCTGCGTGTCCCCGCATTTGCTGGTGTAGTTGCGATACGCATTAGTAGGAAATGGACGCACTTACGACCGTGGTCTAAATCAGCGTCCATCAAGAAATCCATATCATTGGGTAGTGAGAACTCAGTGAGCGTGGGAGGTGCGACGACAGAAGAGGTCATTTTATAACCTATGTTTCGGGATTTATTCAGAAAACCCCTGTC